TATATAAGCCGCTTGGGCGGCTTATCTCTTATCAGTCATGCGTCGAATGAGGTTGCGTCGTTATCGGCCCCGTCGGGTCGTTGCCCCCCGCCGCGGTATCAGGAAGCGCCGGTCGTTCCGTCGCCGTCGGAATAGGAAGTACGATGTACATAACTTTCGATTGAAGAGTGGCTCCTATGTCGTGGACCTTACCCCCGGTGTTAATGGTGGAGCCCGGGTTGTCGGTGAAGCCGTCGTCCTCAATCAACTTCCTATTAATTTTAATGGCCTTACATTGCTCTACTCCCATATTCGGATTACGAAGGCCGTATATCGGTTTATACCTATGTATACTCAGCGTACATGGCCTGATCCCGCTACCAATGATACTGACTTGCCTGAGATTTTGTCTACTCAATGGTATGGGCCTGCATTAGATGTTGATTCCAATCCTTCCCAGTCGTATAATGTATTGCGCTCTGATTTTCTTACGAGAAATCATCAATGGAACCGGCCTTTTAAGCGTGTATTGTATCCTAAAGTGAATTATTTTGTAACCGCCAGTACGTATGTTGATAATGCTGCCCCCAATTCTAATACTGCGTGTGCCCTGAAGAAGATGCCTTGGGTGCGTACGTCTGGGTCTAATGCTTATGATAATTTGCAGTGTGGTGTTATGTATGTTGGGGCTATTGGTGGCCCAGCTGGTGCTGCTGTTAAGTACCGTGTTGAGCGTACCTATTATGTACAAGCCAGAAAGGTTTAAATAAATTATACTTTATTAACCATATCGTGTACAGTCCATTTAATTTGCATGGTAGTCCAAGCAGAATCAAACCAAGAAAATTTTGGGGACCATTCCGGGAAATGGGCGGTTGAGCCATCACACATTAATCCCACGTAGACTGAGAGTCTTCTGTGTATAGCTGCCGGCGAGTAGTTGTCGAATTTGTACCACTGGTCGACGTTACTGTTGCTGGTGATAAAGACGTATTCAGACGTAAATTCCTCGTACCCGCCTTTAACCGGTACTTTATGGGGGTAACGATCGCAGATTTTGAGGAGCTCGTCGTATTTAATCCATCCATAGAAGTCGTCGATGATGACACTTCGTTGTTGGCAATATCCATCCCACCATTCGCCTCTGGGTTTGTAGTAGGTGTCTCCCAGTCCGGATCCCACTTCGTTTGCGAAGCGACTTTTTCCCACTCCAGGGGCCCCCACAAGGACCACGACGATGGTTGGCTTAGATCTGCTCGGGATGGGGTTGATGGTCCGGAGCAGATTTGTGATTCCTCTTCCGTACTTGATGAACTCAACGGGGAATTCACGGGCGATGGTGTGCGCGGTTGTACCACTTTGCTTTGCGAGATCTGCCACCCGCTGGAGATCAGTTCGTCGGCCTTGACTAGTTGGCTTGCCTAGAAACACAAAGCCCCGGGTAGCCGGATCATTTCCGTGGGGGAGATAATCGAAACAGTCTCCGTTCGGGCCGCCGGAGGCGGCCCGATCGGTTACCTCGGTCACTTACCTTTTTCAAAGTAATCCCCTGATTTTGTGCAGTAGTCGCGATTTTGGTCATCAGTACCTTCTAGAAGTCTTTGCTCCTTCCAGGTGAGCCCTACCTCCATCTCCTCCCACCAGCTTTCGAGCCGAATTAAACCGAACAGCTCGTCCGAAGTTAATAAATCCTTGGAGGTGCTTAGTCCCGCTGGTGGGCGCCACTTCTTTACCAAAAACCATATATCTTGCTTCCAGTTGTTGCAGTCGGGCGACGTCGTCATCGCTGTAATTGTTGAGTGTGAAAACGTAGCGCCTGTGTGACTTGGGCTCCCCGGGCATCTGGGACGAAGTGGCGGGTCTAGTATTACCCCGCCACTTCGTTACGAACTTCGTTACGTGTTTACTTTTCTTATCTTATCATTGATTGCCGCGCGCCGCCCG